CCACCTGCATTGATAATCCATATCTTCTTACCATCTGTTGCAGCTGTGCTTGTATCGGGAAGAGTAACCTGTATTTTTCCACCACTTGTATCAACTGATATATACTCTGAAACTGAATCTAGGGTTGTATCTGAGGATATAGCAAGGTCTACTCTAGTGCCTTCCCACTGCTTATAAAAATCTGATTGTATTTTATCTGCCATTATGCCACCACCTTCGCTCTCATCTTCATACTTGTCGCTGTTATATCCACTATTCCGCTATTGCTTTCCACAAATACTTGTATGGTTTCTCCTGTATCTACAGATAAGTATCCTGCCGGTTTAAAGATAGGAGAGATAGGAGCAATACCTATCGCTGTTCCAAATGTCTGTGTAAACGCTGTATTGGTTTGAACAACACCATCTATGGCTATATACATCGTATATTGTTCACCCTCAGTAGCTACATCAACAGTTACTTGAATCTCTGCCTCTACTTCAGCAATGATGGTCTTAGTTCCATTGTAAGTCAGAGTCTGGTTAGTAGCAGTCATGCGTTCTACAGTTCCGCCTGTCGTAGTTCCCGCAAGTAACACAGGTACATCTTGAGTAACAATATCAGTTACGGTGGCATTACTATTCATAAATAGCTCACCAATAACAGTACTGTCAGTGATGGTTTGAACATCATTTACATCAATTGGATCATCTGTCTTATCAAGACCTGTTGCATCAAAGAAAGTTCCGCCGGTGTAAGCTATAGTATTAAAGAATATTGATGGTGCTGTTATTGCAGAATCAACATCAAATGCTATACCTGAAGCCCCTGTAGATAGATTCAGCCTATCAAACAGAACAATTCCACCCCAAGTCCCATCTACAGTAAACTGAGTGAAGTCAGTTGCATTAAACCAGTTTAAAGACACTATGGATGATAGGCCAGCTGTGCCAGTAATAGTTAAACCACCTCCGACAAACACAATAGCGACACCATTCCATACAGGCTGAACTCCTGTCAACGTTCCCATATCAGCAGCCAAAGCAAATACAACCAGTTCACATGATAAGAATCCAGAATTAGGCGCTCCTACTCCAGTGAAATCAAACACAGTGTTGGTTAGATTACCGTTAAACTGTACATTCTGAAACCTACAACGGGTCATTGCAGTTGCCTTAAGCATAGGATCAGCGGTAATGGTTATTGGATTACTACCCGCTGTTAAGTCTTTAATTGATGCATTGTTTGCGAATACCAATGTCTTAGCAATAGTTGTTGCTTCACATAAAAGATAGGTAGTGTTGTCTTTTAGTATTATCTCGGTGGATGTAAATGATGCTGCTTTGTCTTCCCAATCGCTATTAGAACATATTGTCTCAATAGTAGAACCTGCAGCAATAGCACTGATTAATACTTGATCCGTACCATCTTGCAAACGCGCTTTCAAAGAGCCGTTAAGGTCGGTGACTAAAGTTCCACGTTGTACATTCAGTGCAGTAGCGTCAGTAGATTTCTCTATCTGGCCTGTATTTGTAAGAAAACCATTGATGAATGTTACAGCCATAGAAACGCCCAAATCAGAATAGCATTTGGATTACTACGGGAGCAGTTCCTAAAGCAGATTAACATATTTGCCTTGACAAGTAAAGCCTATATTCTTTTAGAACCGAACGTGTCTCTGTTAGTATCAAGCAAGTCACTGAATTTAACTTCAGTATCTATAGGTCTTTGAGTTCTATTATGTGAGTTATTTGAATGAGAATCAATTATAGCATAGCGGAATGCGTCACAGCCATGACTACTCCAATCGTGAACAGGGTCATTGCTATAGATATTCCTATCCTCGTTATATTTCCTATGATACTGAGCCAACGACTCTAGCCCCATCTTACACTTCTCTTTGTCAAAGATACACTTGTTGAACATCATAGAAGCTGCATAAATATCATCTCTCACACTCTGTGTCACTGACTGTACACTGATATCCCTGCCATCAATACCTAGCTTAGCAATCATTTGCCTAGCTGACATAATGCCGTCCATTGTCCACTTCTTATGCTCTGAGTCATGAGGTAATATATGCTTCTGATAGATATATGGCTTGCTCTTGATTAGCTTCACCAAGTCTCTTGGGTCTTCGCTTATACTCTCATAGTAATCTATAAATTGTATCTGTCCACCAACCCACTGATAGAACCATATAGCTGTGGCATCACTTGCACCAATATCCCAAGCAGTACGCACGCTATTAGACTCATCATATAGGTTGCTAACAAATCTTCCTTCATCCTTTGCTCGTTTAAGCTCTTTTGCATAGATATAGCCTTCTCTAATTGCTTTGCACTCTCCTCCCCAAATGTGTGGGTAATCATCAGGCCGTACGGCAAGGCAGTGTAATCTTTCATCATCTAATTCCTTCGGAAACCAAGGGTTATCATCCCAGTTAATCTTTACTATTCTACTATTTGGCGGGGGATCATTAACAACAAACATCTGGTGTACTTCGTCACTCTCATTAGCTGGATTATATGTAACCCATATCTCAGAACCAGGAGCACGGATAGTAGGTACTAATAACTCCCAAGATTCTTTACTAATCCTATCCCCTTCCTCTACCCAACAAATATCTACACCCTCAGTAGATTTAATCTCACTGGCATTATGCTTCAATCCCTTGAAGATGAAATCGCTGCCGTTCTTATGTCGTATGTATGTCTCACCAACATCAAACTGGTCATCAAGGTTAAGCCTAACAATAGTATCTGCTATTAGCTTTAATGCTGAGTCTTTAATGGATTTCTGAAGCTCCCTAGCACATAACACCCTGATAGGCATCTGTGCTGCTCTGGCTACTAACATCTGCGCAACTGACCAAGACTTACCTGATCCCCTACCACCAAGTGCGACTCTGTAACGAGCTTTACCAAGGAATAGAGGTTTAAGCTTCTTCGGAAGTTCTATCTGCTGCTTAGTCATCACTCTCCGGTGGTTTGTAAGAATCATTGACCTCTAAATCAGGATTTTCCTTCTTAATGTCTTCAATCATTCTCTTTTGCCAATCCATTAAAACTATCTCTGTAACCATATCTATTCCTCCAGTGATTCTAGTTCTTTCTTGGTAAGGACTTCTTCAATTCCTATACCAGGATTAGGACGGCCTATATATCTTCTAATGTTATCTATCTCAACTAGACGAAACCTCAAATCAATTGGTATCTTCTCCCATCTTTCATCTGGATATCTCTTATGCCAGGGGTCGTGTTCTTTCTTCTTGAAAATACTAAACATCATTCACCTCAGGTGGGTTAGGCAACGGCATCCAATGGGTAACACCTTGTATCTGCTCATATTGCTCTGACCAATCAACCCACTCCTTATGAATGTCACACCAAACTACGTGATATACATTTTCACCATCATAGACTAACCCTTCTTCTTTAAGCGCTGTCTCTACATTAATCCATTCACTCATCATTCATCTCCGGTGGTTCTGGTAGTGGTTGCCAGTGGGTGGGGTTATACAGGTAATCGCCTATTCTCTTCTTATTCTTCCAAGTGCCAACCCATATAACACTATCGTCATACAGCAATACATTCCCATCCTTAGGCGCTGTCTCTATTGGCAACCATCCTCTGCGACGTGCATCAAGAATATCACTTAGCTTCTCCAAGTCTTTATTCCTCCTCTCTAAAGTCTCATCTATTTCACTCCAAAATCTACTCATCTTCTTCCTCGTCTTTAAACACTATTTCCAATCCACTCACCTTATACTCACCATCTACACTACCGCTCATCTCAATAGCTTTCTTAGCACCATATACTCTCGGAGTCATCTTCTCTAAGAACCTAAACCTAGTATCAACCTGGGCCTTCGCTCTTGCCACTGTCTTATGATTTTCCTTTATGTTACCAAACTCATCTACTGCTATGTCAGAGCTACTTTCATCAATCAATTGTAAGCACTCATCCACTAGGTAATGACACTGTGTTTCCCTTGCTTCTTCATACTTATGCTTATATTCATCAGGATAATCGCGTAACCATCTGTAAAACATAGAGTTTGTCACTGGTATAGATTTTTCCTTTAGAGAAGCTATAACAGACTGTCCATTGGATAGACATTCAAACACATATTCCATGTATTTATCACGTTCTTTATCTGATATATTGGGACTTTTAGGTGGTCGTGTCATTTTGCCTCCGATTCCATTCTTCTTTAAAACTTGGGAGGTGTTCCCTTAACCATTCTTTGTCATATTCTTTATCAGCTAAACGAAATATACCAAAGTGCTTTCCATCATGGGTTATACCTTCACCATGAACGTACTCTAGATTATTACAAGGATGTTGTGATTTGCCTCTATCAATGTGTGGCCACATATATTCAAATGGATCGTTCATACAATTACTCCTCAGAGTTTGTTATGATTTCTTTTTCTTCTTCTTAGACTTTCCCGCCTTAGACAGGGCAATTGCAATAGCGGCTTCAGTTTCCTTACCACTCTCAATAAGCTCTTCAATATTAGCGCCTATGATACCTTTACTCTTTCCTTTGCGTAGAGGCATTATGCGTGACTCTTAATAGCCAGCTCATCACCGAAGAAATCTAACACAGAACTAATACTTACTACAGCCTGTCCGATAATACTCTCACCTTCGCAACAGCAGCGAACATTTAATATCTTACCAAAGTGTTCACTATTATTAACCTTGATCTTACGCCAGGTCTTACCTTTATTCTTTCTATGGGCCATAACAATCTCCTTATTGTCAAGTTACTTCTCTTCTATAACACATTTAAGTCTTTATCTCAACTATTGTTTTATCCTGCACCATTAATTTACATCCATTAGCCTTAACACTAACAGCTCCATCATCAATTTTCTGTATTACACCTTCACTCATTATCTCTTTCCGAAACTTCTCTACATCTACTCCTGAACGAAGCTTAACATACTGAAGCAAAGCATAGTCAGATATGCTTGGGGGATTGTTTAATCTATCATCAATCTGCTTGCGCTCTAATAGGCAATCATTTAACCACATTTGATTCTTTCTAGTCTCCTTTCTCAAATCCGTTAACTCCTCCTCAACTTCATAAATAAATAAGCCTAGTTGATTTAATCGTTTTTCATCTTCTAGTTTAGTCATCTTCCTCTATCTCCAATATTGTTACTTCAAAGTGTCCATAGTCACAGCCTGGGCATCTATCAGCTTGTTTAGGGGCACGCCTTGATCTCCACAACTGTTTGCAACTTGTGCATTCTATTTTGAACTCACGCTTAGGGAATTGTATTACTGTATTATTTTGTGTTCTACCCATTTCCTTAGTCCCTGTTTAATTGCTATTGCATCAAGATTGCGCTTAACCTGTCCTTCGGTCAATCCCAACCCCTCTAAATGCTCCTTTGCTTGCTTCATATCTGGCTCCTCGTAATGAATATGCATATACTGTGGCATATCGTGGGTTTTATATGACCTCTTACGCACCCTAACTTCTTTCATGTACAACACTGGTATTTTCATCTTCCACCCCACTTGTAGTCATGACATGTACGCTTAAATAGGCTGTCCTGTAATCTTCCGTTTGATTCCTCTTCAACTATCTCTGCAACACCGAGCGGCCGCCACAATCTCCACAATGATTCGCTAACGTGGTATATCTTCCCCTTTTCAAATTCCTTAACATCACCATAACTAGCGCGATCTCGTCGCTCCCCCGCCATTGGTATTCCCTTCGTTTCTTTTAGCATCCTTACTCTTGCCATCTCCTTACTCCTGTATTACTGGTTTACCGTTGCGTTGGATTATTTCAAGCCCAATAGATTCCCACGCATCTTTATTATATACTCCTGCGCAGGGTATAAGCTCATCATCACCATCAAATTGCTCATAAGTACATATATCCCCCACCTCTGGCTCTGCATCATTTGGTAAGATGATTATTCTATCTTATGTATAGCCCTAGCCACTTTCTCTAATGTTTTCATTCTTCACCTCTCAATTCTTTAAGTGCTTGTTGTGCTATCTGGTATGCATCTACAAGACAACTATTCCTCGCTAACTCCAAAGCCTCCACAGCCTTATCAATCTTGGCTTGCTTCTTTGCACAAGTAATCAGCCAATTATCCCACTTAGCATCATACTCACGCTGCATCTCATCCCAATGCGGTTGGATTATGTCTAGGGCTGTCTCTGCATCAAACAAAAACGAGTCAACTATATTCCCTTCTGTAAATTCATCCCTCGCTGTTGCCATACCACTAGCAATCTCTTCTTTCAGTTCGCTTAGTTTAATCATTTCATTCTCCTTCTCATAAGGTGAAAGGCCACAACTACAAAGAAAGAAACAAGTACAACTGTTATCTCTATGGCTGGTAGTTTCTCAATTAGCTCAAGGGCCACATCCTGCCATGTAGTCTCTGGTTCCTGCATAACCATCTGCTGTTGTTCAGGAACCATTCATCAACTCCCAATAGTTGAATTTATCACCAAGGCAATCTTCTATATCAACCATAATATCATCGTCATAACCAATTACTTTATTTTGATACATAACCACATATTTAGCTATTTCCCTCTCTCCTAAGACAAACTCAACTCCTGCCGTACTCAACCTCCAGTATCCTGATGCTTTCTTTCCTATATCATTCTTGTCCTTAGGTTTTTTATATAGCAGTCCAAAATGCTTAGCTTTTGAGAAATCACCACAACCAGCAGAAGCGAAGAATTTACTTATGTGAACAAACTCTTCATCTCCTCCGGCCAGATATAGATTTATTAGCTCCTGTGCTATAGTTGCGTGTACCTTTCTTTTATAAACCTTTAGATAACTCCCACAAGACTCACATATCTTTTCCGAACCATCCATTAATTCATCTAGCAATTGGTCATCCATAATATCTCCTCACAATAGAGTAATCTACGTTATCAATTATTTCTTCGTGTTCTACTTCTTCTTTAAATTCACCCATTAGTGAAAATAAAGACAATTCATACATTTCATTCTTTTTCATATCGTTATATCAACCTCCTCAATATATTCCCAATTTACGACCTTGCTCTCAGGTATCATTCCCGCAACTCTGTCTATTATTTCATAGTTATGCCCACCCTTGTAAAAGCATCTAAACTTGTAGCCCTTTGCAGTCTCAACTATAACCACTCTATCCTTTTCTGGCTTCATTGTCATTTTCATACCATCTGTTCCTTTTCTTTACGACAGTCACCATCCCAATTACGAGCATCAGTTTCAACTTCATCCGTGATATCAAGCCATTCATCACATCGCATATTATTCTTTGGGCCGTCCTCGCTTTTGTCTAAAGCCATAAAATTATTAAATAATCCGTAGCTATCTACATACTCTAACATATCATTATAGTTATCATAGAATGTGGCTTCTTGTCCGTGTGCTATTAAAATATACATTATTCTTCTCCTTGCTTCCGATAATTAAATCCAAAGGCTGTCCAATGCTCACCGTCTATTATATCTTTGTGTGACTTGACCCTACTTACTTTCCAGTCTCCAAAATCATCCACACCAAAACTTTTAATTCCCATTACATAGAACTCAGATTGATTAGATAGTTTCACAGGATCTTTCCCATAAAAGTTTTGAAATTGCTCACAAATAACAACGGTTAAAGAGTCAGCACACGTATATGCTCCTTCAATAACTACAATATCACCAGTATAAAGAGGCTGCCCCATAATATCATTTGCTTCCGTTGGTATGCCAACTTCACATTGTTTGCAATCACCTGAATAGATGTAAAGTTTTTCCATTACCAGTCCCTCTTTACTTGATTAGCTTCTTCTTGCTTAGCTATTACACAGGCAACTATAAATGCTGCTACTGGTAGGGTACTCATTAAGATTGCGAATATTGACATTTTATTTCTCCTTGCGTTATTCGTTAGTTCCTATAATATAATAAATGACTAATGCTAAGTCAATAGATTATTTTAAATTAAAGGAAGAAAAATGAACATTGGGAAGAGACTTAAAGATATTCGGGAGAAAACCAAGGTTGAGGGTCGGTTTGTGTCTCAAAAAAAACTTGCAGAATTGTCTGGAGTTAACGTCACAAGCATAGCTTTTATAGAAATCAACCAAATAAAGAACCCCGGAGTTAAAACAATTGAAAAACTAATGAAGCCACTTAACAAGACTCTAAAGGATTTCTTTAATGTCAAATGAATGGATGGATATAGAAACAGCTCCAAAAGATGGGACTGAGATATTAATATATGATGATAGCTGCTTTTGTGTTGTTCAACTGAATAAGGGAAAGTGGCACTCAACAAGTTGTATTGATTACTATAACACTTATGACCCAACCCACTGGATGCCACTGCCGGAGGCCCCTAATGAGTAAATATGGAAATAAGATAACAGTTGTAGACAATATAACATTCCATTCAAAGAAAGAGGCTAAACGATACTTATACCTTAAAGTACTGGAGCGAGGGGATCATATCCAAGATCTGCAACTGCAGCCATCATTTGATATTGTAGTTAATGATCAACACATCTGTAAATACATTGCTGATTTTCGCTATACAGAAGAAGGTAAGGATATCATTGAAGATGTAAAAGGAGGGAACGCAACCAAGACTCCCGTCTACAAACTAAAGAAGAAACTAATGAAAGCTATATACGATATTGACATTTTGGAAACATAGTATATAGTCTTTGTCATAGAAAGGCCGTCTTGCATCTCCTTGCCAAGGCGGTCTTTTTTTGTCTTAATTCCGCTACAATTCCGTCACAGTTACGTCACAGTTACGTCACAGTTGCATATTTGACGTTGACATCACTTTACTATTGTGTATTGTTCTGATTAAAGTTGGTCAAAGACTTTAACATCAGCTGGCTAGGGGGATACCCCGAAAAGATGAACCTCGTACATCCTGCCAGCTTAGTACAACGAGGAAACACTACGAGGAGTGTTATTATGTCAAAAAAATCTTTCTATATGTACCACGATCTCTGCGAAGTCTTTAATGACTTAACGGATGATCAGGCCGGTCAATTAATCAAGGAAATTACACAATATTCTAAGACAGTATGCGACGGCATGCCACCGGATGCGACCGCATTGGAAGGTATTATGTTAGCTCTTTTCAGACCATTTAAAAGTCATATAGACCGTGACTTTGAATCGTGGGCTAAGGTGTGTGAAAAGAATCGTGAAAATGCCACAAAAAGATGGTCGTCTGATGAGCCTGTATGCGACCGCATGCCAAAAGTACCTGTGGATGCCGATAAGGATAAAGATAAAGATAAGGATAAAGATAAGATTATTAAAAAAGAAATAACTAAAGTTATTACCAAAAAAAATAATTCTATTGGTTGTAGGTGGAAGGAAGAGTTTGCAACAATGGAGTATGTCAAACACGGAATGGATACTTACGGATGGAGTCAGAACGATACTGTTGACGAGCTTGAGGCTTTCCAAGATCATTGGTTTGCACAGTCTGGAGCTAAAGGAGTTAAGCTTGATTGGTTAGCTACTTGGAGAACCTGGTGCAGAAACAAAATTAAATTTGAAGGAGAAAGAAATGCAAGATTTACGAAGTAACGAAACTATCCACAAGATTGATGATGAAACGATTGAACGATACGAAACCATTAATGACTTGCTAAGCAAAGGGGTTATCAACACACCAGAAGCTAACCTAATCCAATACGTCTTTGCTACCCAGAAGGTGTTGCAAAACCCTGATAAGCATAGCAGGAAAGGTGAGTACGAGGTGCAGCACAGGGAGTTGGATAGCCCAGAGTATATGCTAATCAGCTCTTTCAAAGAACGAAAGATCAACCGACCAGCACTTGAAGGATGTAAACAGAAGCATAAACGAGTTTTTGAAGATTTCATAATGAAGTCTGGAAAGCCATCAGGAACTACTCAGGCATACCTATGATGTGGGGTAAGACGTTTTAACTACTAACAACGCTGTAGGTTATGCCTGAGTTAATCCTAGAGCTCAATTAAAAGACAAGGAGAAGTACAATGATTAATATATTCAAGAAAAAACTAAAACCGAAGTACAGACTTAGACCAACCGCTGCTGGAGATTATTTCCTAGATCGGTATGATTCCTTCCTAGGGTATATGTCTGTCGCTATTGTTGACTCACCAGAAGAAGCTGACAAGATTATTGCCAACCTTGAAAGAGAAACAATTTATTATCGGGAGAAGTAGGATGAAAGCAGATATGAGATTATTATTAATGGCGTTTAAAGCCGGCTACCTAGACAGCGACTACGAGGATGCATTCTGCCGTTGGTTGGAAGATATAGGTGCTGAGACTACACTGGAAGTTAAGGAGAAAGACGATGAACTATAAAGAACTAGTGGAACTGGATGGGAAGAGAACGCAAGGAGAGTGGCATATTGGTCATATCAATGAAGATTATAAGGAGCTAATGGATATAGAATGTGGTGGAGTAGATATAGCAGAAGATGTTGTTGACTTTAATGCTAGCTTCATCGCATCAGCACCAGAAGCTGTACGTATGCTTAAGGTGGCTGTGAGGGCTTTGGAGCTAATAGGTGGCAACGGTAATTACGGGAAAGGAGTAGCAAGGAAAGCACTCAACGAGATTAAAGGAGAAGAAAGATGACTAAATACTACGATGACCCACTACAAGCAGCGTGGATGGCTAGAGAGTTTGGTGTTGCAATGAATCCAGAAGGTGACGGTATGGATGAATATGCAGGGAAGGTTTATAGTCACGAAATAGTAGACCTAGCACAGAAGGGGAGATTTGATGTTAAATACTACATACACCCAGACTCCTACCATATCTTTGAGCCACAGGATTGGGACTTAGGCAGATATGTAGGAACGTATCCATTCGCTTGGTTCAAAGAAAATGGATGGTTTACACAGAATGAAAAATGCGAACCACCTGATGCTGGGGACGTTATAGAAATAACCAGACGCGACAACAAAGCATTCTTTATGCCATTGGAGGAAGAAGATGAGTAATATGAAAATAAGCATGACATTCACACATACAGTTAATTACTCTGGCAACGGCACTGGCGCAATAGGTGAGGCTGCATCTGACTTCAATACGTGGTTGAAGGATGGCTTGGAGCAAGGAACATTGAAATGTGGAGAAGACTTTGAATATACCGATTGGGGGGAAGATGATGACGAAGATAATGCCAGATTCATAGCAGCAGCCCCTGACGCTGTACGTATGCTTAAGGTGGCTGTGGAGGGATTAGAGTTTATCGTTAGTAAGAAGTATGGAACACCATCACTTATAGCACAACAAACACTAACAGAGATTAAAGGGGAAGGCGATGACTAAAGAAATGGAAATCCGAAGAAAAGTAATAGCTCACGTATGTCCTGAGTTGGCAAGCAAAGAGATTAACAACCAGATTGTTATATTACAAGGCCAGATGCGTAAAGCCTGTGTTCTTTATAGGCAAGCAAGAATCTATAAAACCGAAGGAGCGAGGGAGCGAACTTGCGAATACATAAACAGTATCTTGGAAGATGGAATGTATAATACCAAGGCTGGTAAAAGAGAGCCTATTATTAATAGAGATAATTTAATATAATGTATTGACACTATAATATAATATTGTATGATACAGTAATCAAGGAGATGATAATGACTAAATCTTTAACAGCAGTAAACTATTTGAAGATGGCTATCCAAAAGATAGAGGATGCACAGGATTGGGATATTGCCACTATTCTGAAATTCCTAATACAACTTAACACATTAGATGCTTTATATAAAGTTACAGCTTGCGAGCATGACATAACGTTATCAGAGAAGAAAGGGAGTATACACTAATGACTAAAATGGATAGTTATGTTGCTAAGATATTACAAGAGCACCTGCCTAGTGATATTAAGAAAGAAGATGCAGTCTGGTTTCATAAACAATCAGGGCAGTGGATTGCTAAGCATAGAACTTTAGAGATTATAGCTGTCAAGTGTGGTGTGTATTTCAATGATCCTGTAATTATTGAGTCTGATGTAGCTAATGGTATATGTGTTTTGTCTGCCACTGGTCACATTCCTGTTGAGTCAATTGACGGAGGTTTACGAATTTGTCGCAGCGAGTGGTCAATAGGTGAAGCATCTCCTGCTAACTGCAAGAATCAATACCCTGCTGCTATGGCAGAGAAGCGTGCTAAGGATCGTGTTATATTAAAGCTACTAGGTCTACACGGATACGTTTATAGTGATCAGGAGATAGATACTACTGACCAGCCCGCAAAGAAAACTAAGAAAGAGGTTATGCAAGATGCTGCTGAAAACTCTGCTGGGGAGGTAGATTACTATGAGCTAGCAGGAGATGTTGAGGAGGCACTATGTTCCTGTACTGATCTTAAGAGACTTGGTGATGTATGGAAGCAGAACTCTAATAACCTACGTTGGATAAAAGAATTTGATGCAGGGTTATATGAAAACTTAAATGATACTAAAAATGAGCTTAAGGAAAGATTATAATGGAATGGTTACTAGTTATTATTATATTATTTTTGTGGAGAATCTGTGCTCACATTATACAAATAAATGAAACTATGAAGAACATTGAATTTATGATGATTACAACAAACCCTTATATAGGAACTGAATATGACCCAACACAAGATAACAGCTAAGCGACCAGACACTGGAAAGTATTGGACCTACGGAAAGCTTAACGAATCAAACCCTGAATACAAATCATCATTCTATGGTGGTATGAAGAAAACTCAGGAGCTTGTTGATTTAATTGAATCAGTACCAATGGGTGAGTATATTAATTTCTCTTGCTATCCAGATGATGGAGAATATAAGAAAAAAGAAGGATATGAGAATTCATCATTTGCAGAAACAGCTAAAGGAATGGATAACGAAGAAATTCCATTCTAGCTAAGAGTCATAGTGTTTAGCATCTTGCTTTCTCGGCACTTATAGAGGCATTCTCCGCGCACCCCTCCCTATACCCTAACCTAGTGCGTTTGCCTCTGAAACCCTATTATGGTGGGGCAGTAGTTACTTGCAAACTTCCTGCTGTCCTACCACCAAACGCAAGGAGTTATTATGACTAATTATTTTGACAGACTAACAAGTGAAGAATTTTTTGATACCCTTACTAAGGAATTTGTAAAGGAAGAAATAGAACCACGTATAGCAAAGGCGCTCACTGATTTTGGGAGCGGATGGTATGACGAGGGCGATATTCATAGCAGAGAGATAGAGGCATTGATAATTCTTGCTAATGGGATGCTAGAATATGATTAAGGCAGGAAATAGAAAACCAAATCAGTGATAGCCCAGAAGCATGAGGCTAAGGACAAATGCGTCTAAAGCGCTCATTGTGATTATCAAGGGAGCGTAGAAGGGTTTCCGAAACAACGTCAATATCTGATTCGGTATAGTCAATGATATCAAATACTATGCAGGATACATCACTTCTTTGGTTTCTTTGGCAACCGCTTGCGCAACCGATCACGCACAGCATCAGTATTATCGCCATTGTTGTCCACTTTTGTTGCAATTTCAATAGCATCTAACATTGCCTCTTTATTCTTATTATTAGCTACAGACTCCCCAGCATCCAACATCTGCTTATCACGAAGATAAGACATAACACTAGAAAAGATACTGAGGATAGGCTGTAACCAGTTAAGCATCGGCTTTAACTAATGGAGCTTTCGCTACTGCACGGCCATAGACACCAAGTGCTAGACCGATCCAGGTTACGATATCTCCAACCAACACGGCAGCTATATCTTCTGTAACACCAAATGTTAGAATAACGTCAGAACCAATAGCCGTTTGACCAAGGGCAGCAATGACGATGCCCCATATAGTCTTAGATTTTAATGCATTTAATACAATATCCATGATACCTCCTATGGTAAGGTTAATGCTAGAAATGCTGCTATCTTTTTACCAAAGATGGCTATTACTGTACCAAGTCCTGTAAAAAATGCAACTATTAAGCCAATAATCCACCTGAACTTAACTTCTAGTATCTTTACTCTGGTGTTGGTGGTGTGTAGAATACTCTTTATATCTGCAGCTATTTCAACTTGCGTATCTTTTATATCGCCAATATCTTTACTATGCTGATCTAACGTTTTTTTCATGTGCTTTATATCTGTGGAATTGACAGCACCCTCTTTCATTAATACTATAATATCTGTATAGTCTTTTCGTCTTTCTTTACTCATTATAACACAATCGTTAGTAAACAATCAGTTAGCATTTTTATATAAATTGCTAATTAAAGTATACAAACAATAGACCCCCTTAGAATTCTTAAATTGTTACACAGCCAATCTACTGCAAAGGATGCAGAGCAGAGAATTGCAAATAAGTGCCACCCAATATCACGGCTAGCAAAATAACAACAAATGCCAAATAATATAGAATATCCCGCATAGCAAAACACCTTCTTAATTTTCCCAGAACCCCTCAAGGCGTTCATTACCGAGTAAGCCACAATCAAAAATATGAACAATCCTATAATCATATTAATTCAAAGCCATATATATAAAGTCTTCATTTAGAACATTGATGCCAGTAGTAGTAGCATTAACTGTGAATCCATCATCATCAAGAGTGAGATTCAAAGTAGTTTCTACGTCACTTATGTTCCAGGTAATAACATTATTATCACCCCTACCAGAATCCCATATAAACCAATCACCAACCCCATCCCTTCGTTTAATCATAACAAAATTAACCGGGAAATTAGTTGTTATCTTATTACCACTAGCGCCTGTTCCTACATATCCACCAATATCACAAGTTCCAGCTTTAGATGCAAATGTATACATAATATAACTATCAGTATTGGTATTAACGTCAGCATTCGTTCCCAAGGTTACGTTGGTTGCGCCAGGAGCAGTATCGTTCCAGTATGTAGCATCATTCGCTTCAGCTGCGGTACTGTTAATCTTTATAACAAAATCCTCTGGAGTCGTTCCCCCATTAAGATCACTATGGAATACAGCCCAATCAGTAGCGTCAGTGGTGAGATTCTTAATTATAGTAAATTCAGGAGTAGCGTTAAGTCCGTGTGCAATTGTATTGCCAGCACTACCATTACCTGTATAAGAAGTAATAGAAAATACGCGGTTTGTCTGTTTAAATACCCAGTTTATAAACGCTCCAGTATTGAAGTTTATATTAGCTTCAGTGCTTAGCGTGTATGTTGAACTGGTGGTAGAAGATATCCAAGTAACAGGAGATAAATCTTGATTATCTGAAGACGCTAATGTTAAAGTTCTATCATCTAATCCTCTGACAGTATCTATACATTGGACAAATGCCACGTTATCAGTGCGTCTAAACAATACCAAATCCAATCCGAAAGAATCCAGCACAAGAGCCGCTCCAGTACCTGTGTATGAATTAGATTTAATGATAGGTGGGGCAGTTGAAATAGCCCCTGAGAATAGAACTAATTTACTAACCATTAAACAATCCTTCCAATAACACTATATTCAGCATCAGTTTCTTTAATAATAATTGCGGACTGGAATTGTGAATCAATGTCTACACTAGTATTAGAACCGTTTATATTATCCGTTCCTTCTGGTGCTATAGTTACTGTTCCTGCGCCTTGGGCTATAACAAGTACGTTAAACCCGTCATTTAGATCCTCTGTGCTATTCTGTGGTATTGTGAGAGTAATTGCACTTGCGCTTTCCATATAAACCACTGTACCACTATCTGACTGCGTTAAAGTATATGCAGATGTCTTGTTCTGGATAGCTACATCAGCTGTTTGAGTTGCAATAACACTCTCAATTTGGAAATTAGTACCATCATAAACAACAGCAACAATTCCGTTATTAGGAATATCGCCAGCAGCTAATGTGTCTGTAACGTTCTTTACAATGCTTTGAGCACCAACCGTACTAACATTTAATGTAGTAGCGCCGGTATTAGCAAAGTTTGCCTTAAATTGAAATCTCTGTCCTGCAACATAAGAGGTAATAGCAGGAGATAAGGTAAGAACATAAGCATTGGCTGATCCTGTTGAAGTTGCATAAATTACACCTTGATCCTGATATTGACCAGTAGCTAGATATTCATTCCTTGCATCAGAGTTTTTTACACCCGTATGATTAAACCCACCCATAGGAAGATCAGCAGAGATTGTTGTCTGTCCGTCCTTAGTTATACAAGTAGATAGACCTGTTGCAAACCCATCGTCTTCTGCGTCCGTTCTAGAGGCTGTAACAGGAATACTGTTAGCCTTGTCATCCGTCCAATCGTGGACTCTTACAAATGTACCTGATCCATTAAATGCCATTTTCTTATCCTATCAAATATTTTAATAAACAAAAAACTACTAGGAATGGGACTGACACAAGACAAGCTCCCATTAATATAGCTATAGACCAAGTTATTACGTCACTTGTCATCTTTCTCTCCCGTTAACTGAGTTCAGAGGAAGGAACTCTCCTGTTGCTATGCTCTGTCCAGTTATTGCTTGCTGTATCTGCGGTTCAGCAGCTCTGACCTTATCAATTGCGGTTGAGAATAATTTTCCAATTGTGGCCCTGCTCTCTTGCGCGTTTGCACTATTAATCTTTTGCAGGAATACTTTACCACGTTTTCTATCAAATAGGATATTAGCCACTTCCTGCCTAAACTGTGGAGTTTGCAGTGCTTCAGATATATCTTCTATTGTTTTATCGGTTCTGAAAACAAAATCCTTTAGTTGTCCAAACTTCTTAACTGAGCCACCAAGTATTTTACCTGTTGTAGTTTGCCCAGCCTGTGCCAATTCCTGTCCAGCTATTTTTAAAGGTTCTGTTTGTGACCCTTGTGTTATTCTGTTAAATTGTGTGAAATCATCTCTCACTTCCATAACCTTCTGAAATGCGTCTGCCTTTTCCCTTCCGCCCAATGAAGCTGCCAATTGCTTTCTTGCCTTTGGGGCTTTAAACACAGCAGCAGCACTACCATCAGCTCTAACAGAACGTTCTATCTTCTCTAGTATGTTGGACTTTGCCCCTGCTTCAAATGAATCCTCAAGATTATTAGCTACAGCAAATGCTCTTGTTCTGGCAATAAGTTCAGGTTGTTGATTAAATATCTTTCCAACAGCTACAACAGAGTCTACATCATCAGCAGCAAGTAAAATACCTAATGGATTCTTCTTGTCTCTGGTTAACTGGTTTAACACATCACTCTCATCAGAGAATGTCTTAACCGCCTTGTCATAGGTAGGAAACTTCTTAGACATCTCTACACGCAACTTCTTCTGTGCTTCTAAGATAAGAGCCTTCTGGAAACTGTCATCTGCTGCTCTAGCTTGTGCTCCTAGCTTCTTGAATGTAGCATCAAGTACAGGCATAGAGTTATCAGGCAAGCCACCAAACATTCCAGTTTTGCGCAAATCATCCATAGTTTGACCAATCATAGGATTAGTAGTTCCATCAGGTCTTTTGAAGTTCTTAAGTCCTGAAACAACAGGAATTCTTAATCTATTTCCAGCTTGTACAGACTTAGTATAAAGAGGCTCAGCAGCTATCCTACGTGCTTCTATAGCTCCATTCTTCAATGAAGTTAGAGATTGTTTGAATACATCAGCTCCTTCTTGAGCGGTTTTAACATCTTTACCAACAGTATTAAGCACGTTTCTTTCTGCTTTAGTAATTGTATCAGAAATCTTTTTAATACTTTTCTGAGCAAGATTAGAGGTTTGAACATCTTGTGCTAATAATGAAGCTGTAGTTTTAAGTGATTGGTCTTGTGTTACTGCTGCCAAAGGTGAAGATATACCAGCTGCTTGAGCTTTATTTATATCGTTAAGTAGTTCAGGTGCTGTACCGTCAGTAATCTTACTTTTTACAAACTCCTCTGCCTGAGTAAACTTATTGGGACTCTTTGACCTAACAAGTGAATTTATAGTCTTTTTAACCAGTGGGGCACCAGCTCTTGCAGCACCTGATAATACACCCGCAGTAGCTGCACTTATTGCGCCGCCCTCCAAAGCATCTTGTATGATTTTACCAGCCTCTTGTTCTTCACTAAAACCAGCACCGGCTGCTGTTCCTAATGCTCCTGCAGTTCCGACAGTTGCAGCGGCGCCTTTTAGACCTTTTAAAGCTGCTGCTTTAGCTACACCAGCACCACCTGTGGCAATACCACCAGTAATATTACCTATTATAGCAGTAACAGGGTTTTCCTCACGTAGCTCTTTCTCTCTGCCACGTATGCCACTCTTAGCTTCCGAAAATAGCTCACCAACAGATTTCTTCTGCAGCTCTTCAGGTGTAAGACCTAGTATGCCACCTAAACTCAATACTCCTGCTGTTGCACCAGCTGCAATCTCATCAGCAAAGCCTAGTGTTGCTCCTTGAGTAAACTCACGAAGACCTGTTTCAGCTATTCCAGCAGTACCACCAAGCTCCTCTTCTCTCACAGATCTTCTGGATTGTTCGGCTTTTAGAGCTTCTAGACGCGTCTGTGGCTCAGGAGCAGATGCCTGTATCTCTCTTCTTCCCAACTCTGCTTGTAACTGTTCTAATCTAGTAACCATTTAATCCGCCTGACCTGATAGTTCTTCAATTTGTTTTCTAATCTCAGCATCTGATAGAGCTGTGAAATCTTGTGTTTCCTGTGTCACTTCTTCAACTTGTGCCTGTTGTTCTGCTAAGCCTAAATCTATAACAACATTCTGTGGATCAAGTCCTGACCTTTCAGACAAGTCTGAGAAAGTTTGTATATTTTTAGTATGTTGAGAATCAGCAGCAGCGAATAATCTTTCTGAACGATTGACAAAATCTTTACGGGTTTTATCTGAAAGTCTTTCACCCTCTATAGCTTTATTCCATTGCGCTCTAACTCTTTCGGGAACACTAGCTGAATTAGCTGCTGTTGCAAACTCACCTTCACGAACCGTAGAGCCTGGGTCTAACACTTTCATAAAGTTAAAGATTAGAGCTAAATCGCCAGCAGGACTTGGGTCAATCGCTGAAGCTTGCACCCTACTAAACGCATCTCTTTGTAAGAAGAAGTTTTTAGATAAGCCAGTGAACTCCTTACGCACCTTCTGCTCTTGCTCAACTAGTTTAGTGGGGTCTGCACCGCCTGCAGCTTCTCTCTCTAGTTTACCAACTTCAGCTTCAAACTTACGTTCCTCTAGCTCTGCAAATCTTTCTTTACGTGGACGCTCTTTCTCTTCTTTCTCACGTTCTCTGATAGATTCTCTTGATTTAGCAAAAGAAGATAGTGCAGCAGTTAAGAAATCTCCAGCTTCAAATCCTGTAGATGTTGGTTTAATTCCAGATCCTGCTGATTCAAGAATACCTCCTAATGTTGCACCGAATCCCCCTCCGCCTGCTGGTATTGCTCCTGGTGCTCCAGCGACTTCTGGTGCTGCTCCTAATGCTCCTGGCACTGTAGGTGCTACTTGTCCTGGTTGTGGAGCTGCCTGTTGTGCTCTACGTTGTCCTAAGGCTTGTTCAATAGCTCTTTGCTGAGCAATGCCTGTAAGTGCCTGTGTTCCAGGGACAGGGGTTTGTTGGAATGGTTGAATAGGCGTAAACTGAGGCGCCCCACCCAAAGGGAATGACTGTTGCGCTAATTGTCCTGTTAATTGTTCTGCAAGTGTTACCATTATACAGTCTCCATATTAACTGGTAATTGACTATAATCAACACGGAAGAAACCATCTTCTCCAATAATTACAGCAGTAGGTGTATGCGACAATACATCTTGTGCCATAACGCCACGATAACGATCAGTACCGAATTTCTTATCTTTATAATCAAATTCATAAATATCAAGTCCATCAGTATTGCCAACAAGTTCAATATTTTCTTTTAGGTTTTTATCAGATCCGGCTAATTGTCCACCAGCAGTTCCACCAGCAACAGCTCCAGCTGGGCCTCCAAAGAAGCCACCTGCTGCTGCTCCGCCTATAGTTCCTAGAGCGCTAATTAAGGGATTAGCGGGAGTAGCTCCTGTTGACCCAGCACTTATTGCTGTAATAGGAGTTGGCTGGAATGGAGTACCAAGTAAACCAGTTCCTTGTACCTCTGCTACTTGCTGAGCACGTTGTTGAGCTTCTAAGTTTGATAGTGCTAATTGTTTTTCTAAAGAACGTTGGAATTCTAAATCTCTTTCACCCAACTCTTGACCACGCTGTGCAGCAGCTAATTGTTGTGCAGCTAATTCTTGCCCACCAACACCTAAAGCAAATTGTGATTCTAGACCAGCTTGTTGTAATCCTACGCCAGCCTGTGTAGCTTGCTCTCCAAACAATTGACCACGCTGTGCCAGTTCCAACTGCGATAAACGCTCTTGTTCTGCTCGTCCTCCTGCCACACTTGATAGTGCTAGATTCTCAAACTGAGTGCCTTGAGAAGCATCCAAGCGATTCAACTCTTTCTGTGCAGCTTCGCTATTAATGGGAATACCACGATTGGCTAGTGATTGGGACAAATCTTCTCTCTGTTGTTGGAATTGTGGAGCTAGTAGATTCTGTGCTCTCTGGAATGTAGCTTGCTCTGCAGATGCAGCTAATCCACCAAAGTCACCACCTAACTCTGGTAAAGCACCTCCAAATTGAGAAGCACCAGCACCAAAATCAACACCTCCAAGCTGTGCAATATCAGCTTGTTGGAATCCACTTAAATCATCTGCTAACTGTGTAGCAAAAGGAACTCTACCTCGTATTTCATCCGCTGATCTTGGTGCAACTAATTCACCACCGAGTTGTCCGGCTAGATCAATTCCTAGCCCTTCTTGGAGTTCCCGCAACTGTTGCTGCGATATTGACTCTTCAGTTAATTGCGTAACAAGGCCAGGATCAGGAATGAAGTTTCCTGCTTCATCAAATGTACCAAAGGTTGTTGAACCTGTTGGAGTTTGAATATTTATCTTCTCTGGTGGCGGTGTTACCGCTGGATCTGGGGAACCGCCCATAGCTATAATCCTCTATTTAATTCAGACATATTGTTAACTTGCACTTCAAAAGATTGTCTTTGAAATATCTTCTGAAATGCTTTTCTTTTAATTCTTGTGGAAATAGTTTTATATCCCAAACTCTTAGCTACTGCACAAACCATCTCTATTCCAAATGGGAAACTAGCTTTATATTCATCTTTAGTTGAATCAGGATTTTTAACGAAATGTTCTACGTAACAATGAGCACTATTAGTAGTATATAACCAATAAGCACCCACCGGCTTGTCACCTATATAAGAGACAAAACCAATATTTGATAGATGGTCAAGAGGAATAATGGGATGACCATATTTCTTCCACCAACTTTTTATAATATTATAATGATTTTCAGCCACGAATTCCTCAACAGAAACTTTGTCTTTGCTTACTTCTGAGGAAGGGCCTACAATAGTCATAACATATAATTCCTTTATAATCAACTAAAACGTATTATTGAGTCTGAAGCTATGGTCTGTTCTAAACCATTCCGCAGAATCTCCATTTAATGCTATACTCATTTTCGTACTTATTGCCACACCGGAGCCAATTAAAGCAAAGCGTATAATCTGTGCTATAGCCTCATCAGCCCACTGGAATGTGTCCCATTGTCCAACATCCCATTGCGTACCACTTGCAACACTAGTCGTAGCATCTGCCACCACAGGAACACCAAAATCAATAGCTTCCCCCATAGTTATATTAAGCTCAGCAGGTGAACGAATTACTTCCTTACTGCTCAAGAATGACTTGTTAAAAGGGCTACCAAAGTCAAAGAAAGCTCTCTCTCCAACAGTTGCAATATCATCTCCTTCATCATCAAAACCAACATCAGCACGTCTTATAATGCTATCTACACCATAATATAACTGTCCTTCAATTACTCCGAAGGTTCTTGCTTCCCAAGCTTTAAACCTACAGGCAGCACCTGTAACAGTATTGATCACATACTGATGATAAGTAGTATTAGTAGCAACCGGAATATTAAAGATAAGCATATCATTAGAAGGGTGTAAAATAGCTTCAAAACCATAATTGCCTCCATAAAGGTCAAATGCTTCTTTAATGGCTCCTGACAGCTTAGAAGGACTAACGTTTAACCCTCCGCTGTTAACTACCTCTAGCAAACTAACTTGGTCTGCTTCTGTGATAATCTTTAAATCACCCTTAAATTTAGTGATTCCTCGGATAGAGATAGGAGGTGGAATAGTATAAACCCCTTCTAACTGCCAATCATTAGCATTGGTTGGGTCAGACCCATTATAAATAAATACCTTACCTGTCGTCATTATAAAGCACGCTAAATCATCAGCTCCAAAACCACCATCTCTTGTAATGGTTCCCATAGCCAACAAATCACCACCATCTGCTGATATAGCATCTAATTCAAACTCAGAGAAATCACCCTGGATAGCATTTACATCTCCAACGAAGAAACGCTGCTCTTGTGTAGACCAGATATATAAACGACTCTTAAATACATTACATCCATCCATGTCATCCTGGTCGGTTCCAACAATAGTTACACCTGCACCATCTTTCAGGACAATAGCCAAACTAGAAAGAGTAGTGCCATTATAACGCTGTGGGGTATCAACACCATTAAACCATAACACATTACCAGTCATATTAACCGTCTGCCAGCGAGCATTAGCGAATCCACTACCTATCTGTGTTCCTGTTCCTGCTAAGCCATTGGTCCAAGTAAATATCTTATCAGAAGCAGCTGCAAGTCTTGTAACTGATCCTCCAGCATTAAGACTAGTAATCGTCTCTACATTAGATCCAAAGCCAGAGTTAAAGTTCTCTGAACCATTACGACTCTTTACGCTACCAACTTGAGGAAACCAGTTATCAAGAGTAATAGCATCAATAGGGGGCATTAATGATAATGCGTCTCTTGTGTTCCAACCACCAATAGGAGCAGGGATATTACCCCTTGTTCCTTCAGTTATACGCTCTTGTCTTAGCTGATCTCTATTTACTGTTGTCATGAGCTTGGGAAGTTCCCATCTTGAATGTTAACAATTACACTAGGTCTGTCAATAAATGGCTGTAGTTTAGTATTACCTTTGTCTCTGGCTATAGCTATATTAAGGCTACGCTCATATTCATCCAAATCATCTTGGTAGGCATCACCGTAACGCTTCCTAATGCGATATTTAAGATTCAGTTCTAGCAAGTACTCAGGGAATACAGTAGTATCGGTATCTGCTGCAAATGATGTCTTGGTAGTGGTCCCATCAGTATCAAGAACCCACTCATCAGTGATATAATCATAGTTGATGGTTGCTACACCAGATGGTACAGGAATGATCTCAATCTGATTACTTTGGAATCTCCACTTCTTTTCAATACCAGCAGGGGCAACAATACCATTCTCAAGGAATGTAAACTGCCTGTCCGTCATTAACTGCATTCTGGTGTTATTGGTGAAATCCCATAGCGTATCAGAAACAAACCTATCAAAGTCTGTTTCTACCGCATATTCTTTAGTAGATATAACAGTTGCAAATGTGCCTGTCTTCTGGATATTCTGCCAGTCATGAGAGCGGAGTAAATCCTGCCCCGCACGATTAGCAAGGGCAAGAATGTTCTTAACAGATTCAACGTTATTACCTACAACACTAAGAGGTGCTGCTAGTAGCCCCGTTTCGTTTGCGACGTTTTGTACTGATGTCAGTAGGGTCATCTTTCTTCACCTTAGGTTTTGTTTCCCTAGCTTCTAAAAGATTAGCAATCTGCTCTTTTAATTCAGCGCATGTTGCTTCTAAATCTGCTATTTTATTTCTATTATCTACTGCGTCTCCCTGCATTATATACTTTTTAGCAGTATCACGCAATACCCTACCTTGACCGCCCATTCTAGCTACTGAATCATCACCTAAAGCAGCTACTTGCTCTACTGTGTGTACTCCATGAGATGATAACATCTTCACTTGTGATTCATTGGGGAAATTCCAATTTTGAATGGTAGTTCCTTCTAGGTCATGCTTTTCTCTATTTAAAAAAGCTTGATATTGGTTGGGATATTGTCTTTTATCTTTGTCTGAAGCTTTGCCTCTAAAGCTATCTTTTTCTTTAAATGGAACAACTTTATGTACATACAGAATGTCATCGTAAATTGCTTTTCCTGCCTGTTCTGTTTCCCAGTTATTCTGCTTACTTTCAATGTAAAATGTAACAATCGTGGGGTCTAGTTGTCTTTGCATATCGTATGAATTAAACATTACTATTCCTTTATATTAAGTTAAGTTAAAGGGGGTGAGCCGCGTCACACTACCCACCCCCACACTACTAATGTACGAAATCGCACATAATAATAAATGCAGAAGCATCAAAAGCTCTAGCACAAATATCAGTATTCGCAGCAGTAGCTACGTTTACATCAAGAGTACCATCTCCAGCCCCAGTTGGGGTTAGAGCATCGCCATCAACACCAGCTGTTAGTGCAATAGTTAGAGTAGCAAGTCCTGAAACTTGTACCCAACCAAATTCACCATCAGCTAAAGCAGCACCAAGAACACCAGCACCTACTTCATCACTATCTGACAAGTCAGAAGTAACAATAGTACCTGTAGCGTCACCAACTGCAACTGTAGCGTAGTAGGCAACTTCACCTGCTACACCAGCAACTGCTGCTGTGGCTGCTTCATATTGGATAAACTTATGCAGATTACCGTTTTGGTCGCGTCCAATCGTACCCAAAGATACACCGCTTGGTGTATTAAGAGACGTGAACACATCAGTAGGATTAACACCTAAAATATACGTCATTTTCTTATTCCTTTATATTAGGGTTAGTCTTTAAGAACGCCTTGACGCGCACCATTTGACATAGTCATATTACCCATGAAGATAATAGGAACCACAGTTGCATCTTGGTTGATGCTGGTCTTATCATCCATAGGCGCAAAGAATGCGTCACGGTGAACATCTAGACCCAAGAAATCAGTATTCAAGAAATACATGTGATTCGTTGGGATTGCGTTCGTTCCATCTAGTACAACATTTGCTGTATTAAACTTTAACGTCTGGAAACCACCATCTGCAGTTTGAACATCAGCAAAACGCTTCAGGTCTTGTAAAGCAGATTCATAGAAACCATAGTAGTTAATATCAGCAGGAAGTAAATCAGGCATATCAACGCCACGAAGTACTGTATTCCAAACAGTTGACATATAACCAATGATGTTAGCAGCAGTTGCAGCAGCACCACCATCTGTAGTCGCGTCAAAAGACTCGTTTCTCCAGAAAGTAAATGTTGCACGGTCAATGCCGCCAGGTGTACCAGTAGTAGGATCATCAGCAACAAGCAATTGCAAGCCACCGACTTCTTTACCACCAGAACCAGTACCATCAGAGTACATACCTTCATTGATATTGTTAGCCATAGTATTCATAGCATTAACAATACGTGATTCCAGAAGGTCAAAGATGCGCTCAGAGCCCATGTTTTGGCGTTCTTCTTCACCTGAGATAGATACGTTTACAGCTGCATTCTTCCAGTTGTAAGTAGCTGATGTGATTACATCACTTGGAGAAATATCCAGAGTGTCATAACCGTTGTAGTACTGGAACGTTCCAGTTTCATCATAGTAGATAGGTTTGACAATTTCACGTCCGCCGTCAAGCATACGGATTTTGCCTTTACTCTTAAGTGTGGAGAGAAGTGCATTCTTCTCTGTCACGTTGTCGGCAATCTCTTTCGCACGATTCCGAAGAGTCGTAGTAATGAGTTCCGATAAATTTGGATTAGCCATGCTAAATCCTCCTTAGTTAGTTTGATAATGCTGCATAAGTACGTCTGAGGTCGTCAGATAGACTTAAGCTTTCCTTTGGCTTTACTGCTGATTTTTTACCAGATGAACTAGATATGCTCTTTCCAGCCTTCTTAGCTTTCGCTATTCTAGCCTTCTTTGCATCAACGCTTTCAACAGGCTTGGATGGCACCTGTCCTTTCATTAGCTTTGCACGTACCTGAGGGTTAGTCCAAACAGAAAGCTCATAAGCCTCCTGCAAAGTCTTCCCTGACATAATATGCTCAGCCATTTCTTTTGTTACGTCTTCACAATATGGATGCACTAAGTTACCGTCTTTATCGGTTTCAGTTGCAAACGTCTCTGCACTCTGTATCAACTGCTGATGGTTAGCAGTGGCCCTTTGCGCATCATCATTAGAGTTTTTGGCCTTCAACTCTTGAATTTCCGCTTTTAATTCTTTGACAGCAGGGTCTTCATAGCTGTCCTCTACATTGCCGCCGTATGTTAAATCGGTTAGGTCAATATTGTTTTGCTTGGCAAGCGCTTGTAAAGCTGCTTCCGGGTCTTTAGTCATATATTCATCCCAGGCCAATAATGTCTGAACCACACCTTCTTGTGTCAGTCCTTGACGTTGCATTGAGTTCTCTCTGCCTTTAAACAGAGAATTAATTGATTCACTTGATTTCTTCATTTCAGCCAATTCACGACCGTTAGAATTCCACCCTTTAAGCATATCATTATATCGCTTACTCAGAGCTTCTGCTGCTTCAGGATTGGTTTTAGCAAGAGCGTCTAAGGCTTCCTTCTCTGTGTCATTCCAGAAAGTGCTGCGACCTTCAACTAATTCATCAGTGAAAGGAGTAGTCTGCTCCTCATCTCCCTCTTCAGCTTCCTCCTCTGCATCATCGCGTTCTCCGCTAGAAACGTCTTCCTCAGTTTCATCAGTAATTTCATCTGCCCCCTCTGTGGCATCTGCTTCTTCCTCTGTGGTTTCGTCTTCTGTTTTAAGCTCATTATAAGTAGCCTGTAATGTTTCTCTTAATGATGGTGCAGCTTCCGTTGTTGTTTCGGATTGCTGCTCTGATTCCAATGCAGTTCCTTCTTCAGTCATCTATAATATCCTTTTCGCTATAAGTGTCTAAAAATTCTTCTCGTTTAAGTTTCATTTCATTCTTTTTGTCTTTAGTGTACTCATCTCCAATCTGATAAACATCGTGTTGTCTATTGTGATTTTCTAAATCTTTTGTGCTACCAACCCATTTACCATCAATAGGGCTATGGAAACCTGTCATACCGCTAATGTTTAAACTGGTTATCTCTCCACTAGCTACTTTATCCCAGAATTCTTGACCTGTAGCCATTAACTCTCCCTCACAATATTCTTATTAGGATTAACTGCTTCTAAACGTAATTTACGTTCACCAAGAGCTAAATCAGCAGCTTCTAATGCATTCTCTATATCTCTCTGTTGAACCTCTGCACCAGCCTTTGCAGCTTCTAAGTCTAGTTTCTGCTGCTCTATTTGCAGCTCTGCTATCTTGAGTTGTGTATTTACCTGCAGTTCTTGAGCTTCAAACTGTAACTTAGCTGCTTCATTCTGGGCTTTCAATACTTCAGGGTCTGGTGGCTCCTGTTGTTGCTGCTGTTGTTGCTGCTCTTGCAAATCAGCTATGGATGCCTCAATCTGGTCTTCCAACTGTCTGCCCTGTCTAAAGTTTCCAAACGCACTAAAGAATAAAGCCTTAGTTCCTTCCGTTCCAATAGTCTGAGACAGCAAAGGAAGTATCTCACCAAAAGAAGTTATAGATGCAATCATTTCTTGGGACTGCTGCTGCTCCATAATCTCATCAGCAACAATGGTAGAATCAGTTTCAATATCAACCCAGAATGTACGAGGTTTAGTATTCTGCATTATCTGCTCCATCTCAGGAGTGACTGTAATACCAGTCATAAGCTCTAACACTTTAGGATCTATATTCTCAACCAGAGCCTCTCCAAGAAGCTCATACGTGTCCCTAATGAATCGTTGTACTTCTCTTTGTTGCTGAGATATCCGAATAGTACCAAAGTTACCCTTGATACGGTTAGTTTCAGCAGCCTCATTAGGATTAGTCTTGCCACGCATAATGTCAGAGATACCAATAATCTCAAATATCACCTGAAGTAAGCTTTGTCGTTCCTGCTCTAGAGTTATAATAGTGTTTGCTTGTTCAGAGATATCAAGCACATCAAATACTTGGCCCAATCCACCTTTGTCTGCAAACTTAGCATAGTCCTCAATTGGAATAAATTCACCATCTCTAGCATTATTAAGCTGCTGCAACTGTGGTAAACCAGAATCATAAACGCCACGATAGCGCATATTATCAACTAATACAGCAATACGAGTTGTTAGCATATCAAGCTGGATAGCTTGGTCTTGGTATTCCAAGAAGAAAGGAACAGGAATTAATGTATTGTTTGTATGTATACTCATTAGAGGAGCAGGAGAAGGGAAGAATCCTTGTAGCCCCATTGGGTCATCGTCCTTCTCATCTAATTCACCTTCAGAATTGAATATCTTATCAAATCCGCGTACAGTAAAGAACCTTTCACGTTTTCTTTTGTCCCATATTTCCCACACTTCAGCCATAGGCTCCTGTGGTGTGACTCTGTTGCGAGTAGATTTTTTTATTTTAGCGGTAAAAGGAATTTGTTTTGCTAGGTCCTCTCCGAATTCTTCTTCAAAGTCCTCTTCGTCCATCATGGCCATGTAACCAGTCCACCAGACGTTATCCCATCTTGTGGCTTCACTATGTGCCCATTCGTCCCAAGCGTGGTATTTAACCTTGATTTCTTGGAAGACTAATTCTTCTTCCATTTCTGTGGTAAAGAACTCACCCGTTGTATCATCTTGCTCCGCACCCTCTGGGGCTTCAAAAACAGCAGCTTCCAAAATCTCACCTGTTTCCTCATCTATCACAGCTCCCGTTACTTCAATTGGCTCGGCAGGGGTTTTAATCTCTACTTCTTCAAACACATTATCTAATTCTATTCTAATCTGTCCACGACCTGGAAGCTGGTAATCTTGCACAGCTGCTGCGAATTCAACTTCAACTTTGTTCTCATCATTAGTATATGAAATAGCTCTTTCCATCAAATCAGATACATCTCTAGCTGCTTTAGAGTCGGTGTTCCTACGTCTGATTACAGGTTCTGGCACTCTGCTGAATAACAAAGGTTTGATAGTTTGTGTGTTGCTATAAAGAATATTGTAAAGACTTTCAGAGTCAGAAATTCGCTTCTCATTGCGATATCGCTCTATAATAGATTCGCCTTGCTTGCGCCAATCCTCTGTGCGGAATAATGATTCATCTATTTGAGCGAACCACTTTTCTGCTTGTGTTTGTGATTTGTCGGACATTATTCGCCTGTATGTTGTGTTTAATTATGTAGGATTTATCATAAAAGTCAATATATTATTATGATTCATCATATTACGGTGTGAATGTTCCTAATTGACTCCAGCTACTAGCGCCTTTGGATGCAGCATACTCATTCATCAAGCCGTTAATCTCTGTGTCAGTTGATACTAACTTAATTTGTAGCCACTCTATGAATGCACCATTGAATGTAGCATCAGTTGCACCATCCACTAAAAACGCTGCATATAAGTCCCCATTGTACGTTCCAGTAGTTCCACCAATGCTGCGGAACACTGCATGTCTTAGTCCTTGTTGGGTAGTCATCGTGTTACCTCTTCTTTAGTTAATTCAAGTTCATTAAGTATAGCTATTAATTCCATCACCTCATCAATACTAGTTGTACTTTTATAAGTTAATTTCCTAGCTTGTCGCTTACCATTACTATCTCTAGGCGTGTCATCAAGAGTGATAGTCCGTGTTATATTCCTTTTCATATTAACTCCTAATTTGGGTCAAAATAAGTTATCACCATACCGTGCTGTACAATGTCGTTTGTGCTTGTTCCCTCACCTGTTACTCTAATAGTAATAGCGCCTGTTTCGGTTTCCGTTAAGGTTCCGTTATGTGTTCTGAATTCAACAGGCACTCCTGATGCGGCCGGTCGGCTAACAATAGCCATATAGTCTTGTGTGCTAGCTCCTGTACGCAGAATTCTAGCGGTTATCTCCCAATTCTGAATCCCGTTGTTTGCTAGCAATGTGCCTGACTCCATCTCGCTACCGAAATATACTTTAAGTGTTTTGGTATTGGCATTATTAGCACCTGTTCCCCACGCATGTAACTCAACCCCCTGACCATCGGCACTGAATGCATCAGCCGGGAAGGTGAACGTCATTAGATCGTCTTCACCCGTTGTTACATTCCCAACAGCCGTACTATTAGTACTAAGTATCTGAACTGGTTTTGCATCTGTGCTTGAACCACCAACATCTAGATCAGCTGTTCCACCATTAATATCTGGGGCTGTCAAAGTCTTGTTAGTCAATGTCTGGGTATCTGTTGTGCCTACAATAGTACCACTAGGAGGAGTAGGACCATCTATAGCATCACCGTTAGCATCCCACGTTACCAAATCACCACTTGTTCCTGCAGTACCTGTTACAATGTTAGTATCCGTTCCTGTAGGCGAGGCAAGATCAACAGTAGCTATATTTGTTATAGTGTTAGCACTTGAATCAATAGTTTTGTTTGTCAAAGTCTGAGTTGTATCAGCTCCTACTATTGCAAAGTCAGCATCTGGAACAGTAAGTGTTCTCGTAGTTGCTGTTGTAAGACCAGAAACTTGAAATGCCACTTCTTTAGTAGCGTCAAGATTATCCTGTATTCTAAAGATATCATCAGGAACATCCAATGCCGTAGTAAAGGTTGGGCTTGATATTGTTGGTGCTGTTCCAAATACAGCAACACCTGTTCCCGTCTCATCTGTAAGAGCGGTGCTCAAAGCTGATGATGTAAACGAACCTAATACAGCAGCGTTACCTACAGAAGTTATTTCTCCTGTTAAATTAGCGTTAGTAGTAACAGTGTCAGCATTTCCTGTTAAGGCCCCCACAAAAGCCGTAGAGGTAATAGACGTTGCTCCAGCTATAACACCGGCGTCTAAAGTAATTGTGCTATCAAATGTTATTGCTTGTCCAGCTGTAGGGTTTATTGCAAGAGTTGAAGCTCCTGCTGAGCTTATTGTGTTGCCATTAATGGTGATATCATCAACAGTAAGTGTTGTTAATGTTCCTAACGATGTGATATTTGGCTGTGCTGCTGCTGTTGTTGCAGTATCTGGTGCCAAGCCAGTTATAATTGATACCGTGCCAGCTGTTAGGCCTGCGGCTGTTCCTGTGCAGTTTGTTAGCACACCACTAGCCGGTGTACCCAATGCTGGTGTTGTTAACGTTGGAGAAGTTAGTGTTTTGTTTGTTAAAGTGTCTGTTGTGGCTAATCCTACTAGAGTATCAGTAGACCCAGGTAACGTAAGTGTGGTAGTTCCTGCAACCGCAGCTGCATTCAAAATAGAAGAGCCACTTGTAGACCCAGCTAGAATGAATTTACTTACTGCGCCGCCTATAGTCCCAAAAGTCTTAGCACCTGTTACTGTTTGTACGTCAGCTAGTACCATATCTCCAGCACCGCCTGAAGAAAGGGCTACACCACCAGCTGTGGAGCCATCACCTATATATGCCGTGTCAGTATCGGTATCAAATAATATCTCACTCTGAGCAGGAGTAATACCTGTTCTTTGCGCTGTTGTTGCTCTGGGTAGTTTCCAAGTAGCCATTTATACTCTTAAGCCTCCGTCATTAATTCCGACACCCACAGTTCTTGTGCCGCCGTCTAGTATTCCTGCTGAACCACCACCACCCCCTCCTGAGGGAGTCTGAAATGTTAATGTCCCTGCTCCATCTGTTTCAAAAGTCTGTCCATTTGTTCCATCAGTAGTAGGAAATGAATAAGCATCATTAAATGTTATAGTGCCATCTTCAGCTATTCCAATACCTAAAAAATCTAACTCTCTGATTAACTCCTGCCTGAAATTTGACATACCTTATACAATCCTATAGCCTTTAAATCCGCATCCATCACAGATAACAGGTGTTTGAGGTGGAATGGTGGTGAATTTAACACCGGGATATATATCCTTCAATTCTGTCTCACAATCATTACAATTTACACCACTCGCTGTTTTTGTATATAGAGCTTCAAAGGTAGCTAAGTTTGTTGCGTTATCTTCATCTAATGTTGGATTTACCATATTATTCTCCTAATACTTCCAATGTCATATCAGTTATAGTTATGTCATCTCCAGTACCATCACCAGCTATCATGATTTGAATTGTGTCAGTTTGCGACATAGGAGTGCTATCTATTATTGTTACTTGTACTTTTGTTGTTTTAACTTCCATTGGGGCAAAAGGAGCTGTAGCAAATGTCGGTGTTGCACCATTAACTGATATTGCGAAACGATACTCAGCAGTTGAACCTGTTTTAGTTGCACTTACAGTGGCTCTTATTCCTGCAGTAATATCTTTATCTCCATCATAAGTAAACTCACCCAAATCAGTGTCTGTTAGAGTGAATCTCTCAGTAACCGTATTCTCTGCCATTCCTGTGACATCAAGAGCAGTATAAGCATTAACAGCAACTGATGTTAGATCAGTATTACCATTCATCTGACCGAGACCAATAATTCTACTATTCTCAGCTTTCCCATTCAGAGCAGCAACAACACCAATATCGGTTTGGTCTTTACTAGTAGCAGATGCTGTACCCCCTGCTGCTTCCGTGACAAACACCGCTGGAATAGTAAAACTGTTATTATCGACAATAGATAAAATGTTGAATGTTCCGTTATAGTTTGTGGTTCCTGCTATAGTGGTAGTTTGATCCTTCACCAAACCATGATTTGCTGCCGCTACTACTGTCTGATTAAACGAAGCTGTACTGTCCGTCACAAATACTATAGGAATATCAAAGCTGATTAGATCGTCCGAGACTCTAGTAACCGTATGCAACGCATTAAATGAGCCTTGTGTAGCGTTAGAAATAAGAACCGATTGACCTATTACAAGCTTTGCAAGAAAGACATTTAGAGTAACGGTTGTGTCGACACCTGGGTTTGTAGCTGAATCTGCAAAACTGAGAATAGATAAACCGTCATCACTAAATGCGCCTGTAATCGTTGCAGATATTGGTTGAGTAAAGAAGTTTGATACTCCATCAAAAGAATTACCAATAATATCAACTGTTCCTGTTGAGGCACTATCTATGCAAAAGACTGAATCAGCTGCATCCAATTCCATATTACTTATACTAGCACCTATTGTGCTTTGTTCTCCCATAAAACATAGAGCAGCTGATTGCGTGGTTACCGCAGAAAGATTTGCAATACGACCTGATGAGAATGATGATAAGAATTGAGCTGTATTATTTCTAGAAACAATACCTCTTTCAAAATTTACGAATGTTGAATTTGATGCAGATAATGTCAAATCAACAAGGTTTCCTAATTCTCCAAAGTTAAGCAACGGAACACCCGTCATTATAAGGGAAGAAAAGAATTCTCCACCAACTAAATCAAACAATTTTGTTGTTTGTGGTGTTGAATCAGCAAGATTAATATTACGTAAAGCAAGAATACCAATATTCCTCCCCCAAAAGTGAGGTACTGAACTACCAGATATATTAATAGTTGAAGCCTGTATTGCAGTTGTGAATTCAGTTACTTGTGGTATAGATGGGGTAGTAGCTTTAGGTATCAGAATACGAGGCAAGATAACTCCGGGATGTATTATATATTTTGTATCCAAAGCCGCTGCAAAGCGCATTTGACCATCTGGCGCTAGTGTTAACGGCATCTGTGATTCATCATATATATCAATAATAGACGGATTCTTTGTAGCTGCTTGTTGTGTTGTTAAATTAAAATTTGGGCCTGACATTTTTATCTCCTACCAGCTAAATAAGTTTGTGCCATCTGAATAGAGTCTTATAACTCCATAATCGGCTGTTATATCTACACTCGTTGCACCATCTATTGTTTCTGCACCTTCTGTATCAATAGTAATTGTTGTTCCATTGGCTACCAAAGTTCCTGACTCATCTTTAACAAAGAATTTCCAGGGTTGGGTAGGAGTACCTAGTATAATCTGGGCTGTTGATATAGTTAGTGTTCTATCTAATGTACCATCAGTAAATCTATATGATTCTTTAATACCACCCAATCCATTTGTAGAATTGGATGCCACAGTAGTTACACCACTTCCTGCAAATATTCCTGTAGTAGTTACTATCTCATCTGCTGGATTGATGGCTAAAACTAACTGATTGATGAATGCAGACCCAGTATCAGTCAAAGTATCAAAACTAAATACTCCACCTTCCCAACGTTGAGCCATTATTTTCAGGTCAGTACCCCGACTAGTATCTTCATATACATTTCTAGGTCCGAAGTTATCAGTATATAATGCGCCACGATTAGCGCCTGTATAACCTGATGTTCCACCTGTTTCTAAATGTAGTATTGCATTTGGTCCAGTCGTTCCTATACCTAGATTACCAGATGAATCAATAGTCATCCTTGTGACATTTCCGTTAGTACGAAAGAATAGTTCTCTTGCACTGTTATCGTAAAGAACTGCGCCATCAGAACTATTTAATGCACTTCCGAATGCCATTCCTTGAACAGTAGATACACCTCCTAAGAAATTCATCAAATTCAGACCATTGCTATCTTCAATAATTAATGATGAATTAGCATCAGCAGTAAGGCCAGTAGGCCAGTATCATTCTTAGTTATATGCAATAAATCTTGTGGAGCAGTTTCATTAATACCAATGAAGCCAGTGCTTACATTCCCAAATATTATATCTCCGATACTTAAGAAATTACTTGTTGAACCTGCTGCTACATTGATATTATGCCCTATCAATATATTATCGCTACCTGTCGTTAAATTATCCCCATTTAAATTCCCGATACTTACATTTCTGTCACCTGTTAGTAGATTGAAAAAACTTCCGTCACCAAACACAACATTATCATCTGCTGCGCCCATAATTTGAGCGGTAAGCGTTCCCATCAATAAGTTTCTTGAACCAGTCGGAGTGGACGCGCCACCAGCGGCAGCTGACCCAAAAACAATGTTACTATCGCCCGTAGTCCAAGCTTTTCCTGCACCTACACCTATAAATATACTATTTCTGTCGTTATAAGCCTCACCAGCCTCAAATCCAAGAGCTATATTATTACCTTGTCCAGTGCTTAAAGTAGTTAAAGCTTCTTTTCCTATAGCGATATTACTAAAACTTGTTGTTATTGCATCTAAAGCATCAATGCCGATGGCAATATTTCTAGTTGCAGTTGTTATAGTTCCAGGTAAACCATCAGGTAAAGAAATATTATCTAAACTATCTGTAAATGTTCCTTCTCCTGTTTGGCTTGGTAGATTATTAGCATCTATTCTTCCTGGAGTAGTAACATTATCAGAATCATCTATAATAACAGCAGAATCTTGAATATTATTACCACCTACTCCATTCCACCTAGCAATAGCATTATCTGTTGCAGATGCAGGGCCTACAACATCACCGCCTCCCATTCCTTCCCATGCAACACCATCAAAGTTCTCAATGTCATCGGTTGTGGTATTATAAATCATTAAGCCAGCAGCAGGAGTAGATATAGCATCACGCTGTGTAGTAGTCATTCTAGGAGGCAATAGCCCTCTAGTGGTGCTTGTTACTTCAAACTGTGCAGATGCATCGTGTGCACTTGTATTAACGGTAGCAGTATTGAGTGTAGTATCTACAAGGAATGCTGGATTGCTTGTATTGTTTTCAATAAGAAACTTTGTAGCGCTA